GCGAGCGTCAGCCGGGGTCGGCTTGCGCAGCGTGAGCGCCTTGACCTGCTCGCCGTGCGCGGTGATCGGCTCCGCCAGCTGGAACACGGTATCGTTCATTGCCAGCTGCCCTCCACGCCGTTGAACTCGATGGACACCTTGCCGTCATCACCAGCGGCGGAAGGCTCGCCGACCACGTAGGCGCCCGTCAGCACGTAAATCTTGCCGTTCTTGAATTCCACGGTGACGACCATGTCGATGGCATCCTGCAGCTTCGAGATGGGAAAATCCTTGGTGAAGGACAGATCCGCCTTGATGTAGGGGACCAGGTCTTCCTCCTTGATCATCCCCGGGCGGACGCTCTCACGCTTGTACTTGGTGATCGGCGCTTCGGCCGACCCTTGCACGTCGAACTGGATGCCGTCCGCCTTGATATAGGCGGTGCCGGCAATCTTCTGACCCATATCGGTCTCCTGAAAGACATGCGGCCCGCACAATGGCGGGCCGCGAGGTTGAAACAGCCGGCGCGGTTAGGCAGCGGCCTGGTCGGGGTACTGCAGGCGGAACTGATTCAGCAGCGCAAAGATGCGCAGCTGGTTCACGTAGTCCGGCGGGAACAGCACGTTGACCCGGTTCGGGTTATTGGCGTCGCGCTCGACCACCAGGTACTGCGCGAACAGGTCACTGTTCTCCACGATGCCGTCGCGCTCGAGCTGCTTGTAAGCGGCGATCAGCTCGGCCCGGATGGTGCTGGGCGTCACAATGGCCTGTCCCTCGCCAAAGCGGGTGCCATCATTTGCCAGCTTGTGGCGCCCGTACTTGGTGGTCACCCAGTTTCGCTGGTAGCGCACCACATGAGCCGTGGTGTGCATGGTTTCGCTGTCCAGGTAGGAGTCATCCGGCTGGCCGTAGGCGTTGCGCTGGTACGTGGTGATCGCGCGCTCGATCCGCACCGTGCCGTCGGCCGCCGTAGCGGTTGCAATGCCGCTCGACAGCATCGCCTGGCGCTCCGAGAGGATGAAACGCTGACCAGCTGGCGCCGCGCTGATCCCCACGAGCTGCCCGGTCTGCGTCGGGCGGGCCACATCCGCCGAGATGAAGACCGCCTGGCGCGACGTGAAGGCCGCGGCGAACTCCCACACCGGCTCAGGGATACCAGGCTCCATGCCCGTGATCGTCATATGCTGGTCGTTACGGACCTTACCGGCCGCCACCAGCGTGCCCAGCGGCGCACGCATGGCCGAGTAGACATGGCCATACAGCTGCGAGGACCACGCCCAGCGACCCGAAATGTCGTTCATCCAGCTGGCACAGGCATCCAGGCTGGCGCTGTCGGTCCAGGGCATGCAGATGAACTCGAAGGGCTCGTCACCCACCGCTGCGAGTACCTCGTCCAGGTCGGGGCTGCCCGCACCGCTCGCCATGGCCGTGATCGCCACACTCAGCCCGGCCGGCGTGCGCTCGCCGTTGGCGAGGCCGGCGCTATTGATCGCCAGACCGATGTCGTTGCCGGTGGCGCCCACCCACTTCGTCGTGACCTTGACCTCGGAATTGGTTGCCAGCGCCACGACCGGCATATTGGTGGCGGCGTTGATGGCATTGGCCAGAGCCACTGCCACCGCCTCGGCCGGCATGCCGGCCGCAATGGTGACGCGCACACTTGCCGACAGCGGCCACGCCCTGATCGAGCTTGACCGGCAGCACCCAGATCTCGCCGGCCGGGTCGCCCTGGCGGAACTTGCTGTACATCGCAGCCAGCATCGAGCCGTCGCCGGCCAGTGCGGTCACGTCGCTCTGGCGGGTGGCCAGCACCAGCTGGCCCACATCGCCGGTGTCACGGTCGTTTGCATGACCGATGAACAGGCGGCGCAGCGCGCCCGATCCGCCGCCGCCCTGCGAGTTGTCCATCTCGGCATAGAACAGCGGCACGCTGTTGTCGCTGGGGATGGTGTTGAAGCTCACCGACATTACTTGCCCCCCTTCGTGGCTTTGACGGTCGCCGGCGCTGCGTCAGCTGCCTCCGGCGGGCTTTCGGTTACGTCCTGATCCTGAATGCGGCGCACCCAGTACGGCGTGCGCGTCACGACGCGCCCCTCCGCCGGCAGGGTGTCGCCGTAATCCAGATCCGGCACCACGCGCCCGGGTGCCGGGGTAACGCGGACCTTCTTGCGGTCTGTCATGGTCATCCTTGGTCAAGCTCCACCTGGAGCACGGTTTCGATCCGGCCGTCAGGGCCGGGGTAATGCAGGTTGCGGTCGGCCATCGGGTCGATGGCGTCGACGTTGACAGTCATGCCCTCCAGCGGCGGCAGACCGGCCAGCTGCACCTCCTCGAAGGTGGCGGGCTGATCGCCACCACCGAGCACCCATTCGGCACGGAAGCTGAAGCGGTACAGCACGCGGCTGCGGTCGATCAGCACCAGCTCGCCGCCGGCATAGGTCATGTAGTCGTAGTCGTCGGTCGGCTTCCAGCCGACCAGCGCCCGGAGCAGCTCGGCGCGGATGTCGTCCAGCGGATCCGCCGCCGACTGCCCACGCTCATCAGTCGTGGGCAGCGCCACCACCACGTCGAATTCGTCGGAGATGTACTGCTGCGTGCCGTTCTGGAGCCGGTTATCACCGGGGTCGTCCGCCGTCATCACGACGTAGGCCGCCGGCATGGGAAGCAGCGCGCTGTCGCGCACGAGATCGAACTGCAGGGCGCCAGCGACCCGCTTGCTGAAGGTCGGGCACCAGGTGCGCAGCTGCGCAATCACAGGGGTGATCTTCATGGGCAGAAAAAAGCCCCGCGCGAGCGGGGCTGTCTGGGTTGGGAAAGCGGCCGGTTACTTGATGCGCAGCCCTGCTGCCAGCGCCTGCGACAGCAGGCTGCGAACGGCCGGCGCTTCGTGCTGCAGCGCGTCGGCCATGTAGTTCGCTCGCGGGGCGATGCGGTAGGCGCCGCCCGCCTGCGCCTGGTGATCCTTGCGCCGGCTGGCGCCCTTGCGCACCCCGTAGTGCAGATAAGCGAAATAGGGGTCACTGGCCGGCACGCTGCCGCCCGTCTTGGGCTCGACCCGCACCAGAAAGCCGGAGCGGCTAACCCGGGCCTTGATCGACTTGCGCAGCCTGCCGGTGCGCTTGGCGGGGTACTTGCCCGGGCCGGATGGGCCACCGGAGACCAGTGACTGCGCCTCCTTCACCACCAGGCGGCCAGCCGCGCGCATGGCCTTGCGGATCTGGGCCTTATCGAAGTCCACCGAGCGGTCGAAGCCCTCGAAGCCCTCGATGTGCATATAGAAGCCGCTCTTAGGCATGGTCGAGTTCCTCCACCTCAAGGACCGTGAAGCGCTGGACGCCGCCCAGGTCGGTAACGCGCTTGACGCGAAACACCTGCGCGCCGCGCACCACCTCATGGGCATTCGTGACGCCATCCAGGTATCGCAGGAAGACGCGATGCGTGATGGCGTTGTCGATCTGCACGCTGCCGGCATAGATCGCGGCGCCGACCGGCGCGACCTTGGCCCAGCGCATGACAACCTCCGGAAAGCTGGCCCCAAGCCCCATGTCATCGGCCGGCAGATCCACCCGGCGCCGGATCTCCACCCGGCTGCGCAGTTCACCAATGTGCGGGAAGTCCATTCAGCACCTCGGCACCAGGTAGGGATCCAGCAGCCCGTCGACAAAGTCGGCCGGCGGCTCCAGCTGGGTTCCGGATCCCGGGGTGTGCACCAGCGCCTGGCGGTTCTCCAGGTAGTAGCCCAGTCGCTGCAGGATCCACATTTTGATGGCTGACGGCACCGCTGCGGCGCCGCTATAGCCGCACCTGACGCGGATCTCGCCGTCCGCCGGCGCCGTCACTTGTGCCGGCATGCCGTCCAGCACCATGAGCGCGGCGCCGTCCTGCGTGACTTGCTGAACGGGCATCAGGTCATGCAGCACCACCACCTGGCCCGCCTTGACGCTGACGGCCCACTCCTGCGTGATCAGCCGGCGCCCGGTAGTGTGCTCGGCCTTCTCCCGCGCCGCCTGGAGACACAACTGGACAATCTCGTCCGACTCCTCGTCGTCAATGCGGGACCAGCGGCGCGCGGCATCGATGCTGACCGGCTCCGCGTCCGGGGGCGTCACCAGGCGCATAGCGTCAGGCCTCCGTAGCCGAGCCGGCCTGCCCTTCCGTATTGGCGGCAGCGGCCTGCGATTTCTTCGTACCCTTTTCTGCGTGGTACTCGGC